TTCCAGATCAGAAAGCAGGAACGTCAGGAACTTGGTCACGGCATCCCCCGCCACTTCAGTTTCAAGGCGAATGAATGCAACCTCATTATCAATGTAGAGCAGTTTCCAGTTGGCTTTCAGGTTCACGAGGAAGGGTTGCGCCTTCTTCTTGAAATCCGCTTGGATAACATTGTCGTTTGCAGGATTGCTCATGCTTTTGCCTTGCCGTTTTTCTTATCCGCTTCGCTGCCTTCTTCGGGCAGATCCATACCGCCTGCGAGTTCTAGCGGAATGTTTCCTGAAGGCACAAGCACTACTTCGCCACCCTCGATATCTTCCAGACCCATCGCTCGGCGTTTCTCGTTGATGCTCATGTAGGAAGCACTGTTGATGCGCTCAGCTTTCGCTTTGCGGATAGGCTCCAACGCAGGAACCATGTCCTCGTCATACCAGAGGAACAGGCTGTTATCGCCATAAAGCGGTATCAGCCAGCGATTCAAGGCGTCGAGAATGGTTGATAGGCCAGGCAATACCGTATCCGTCCAGAGTGCCATGCGCGCCTGTTCGAAGTTCGCGTAAGTGGACTCGCCGGGGATATTGATGAGCATGGGCGGCACGCCATACACCGCAGCGATGCCGCGCGCTGCATTGAGCATGCTTTCCTTGAAGTCCATATCCTTGGCCGTCATGGACAATTGCTGCCACTCTAGACCACCTTCGAGGAGCATGGGGCGTCCGGCATTGCTGGAGCCGCTCATCTGCTCTTCGATGTTCTGTTGCAGGCGCTTGTACTGTTCATCGGTCAGTGATTGGGTTTTCCCGTCCGCACCCTTCACGACCAATGCGCCAGTTGGCTGGGCACCGTTCTGCAAGAGACGAAGGTTCCACTTCTGGCCTTCGTTGAACAGATCCACACCCAATGCCGAAGCTACCAGCGGCGACATGCCCTTCCAAGGTTCAATCGGGTTGAATAGTTTGATATGCAGCACCGAGCTTGCGCCGGTGATTTGGTCGACCGTGTATTGTATCTGCCCGTTTTCTGCGGCGAGGTAGGTGAAGCTTTTGGGTATGAAGCTCGAACCTTTATTCACTGTTACTTTGCCGGGGGGCAAAAGGTACAGCTCCTTTGGCTGCTTCTTGCCACCTGCGTCCATACCAACACCGTGGACGTAGGTATTGCCGCCTATCAAGAGATAGCGCGTCAGGTGATCGAGAAAGTCCCTGCCCGACATTTGGGGGTTGGGACGCTCGAGCAAATCGAGAATCTTGTGTTTGTAGATCCGTTCAACCTTGCCGCCCTCTTTGCGTTTGAACAGCAATAGGTCGGTTGAGGTCGTCGAGGTAGCAATCTTGCTGACACAGGCATTGACTGCCCAGTTCATGGCATAACCCTCAGCAGCCAACTGGTCGTAGTTGGTTTGCATGGTACGCAAAGCGCCTAGGCTCATGATCCAGCTCGCGCTTTTGACAAGCAAGCTGGGTTTGAATGACTTGTTCTGCCAAGGGAAGCGCATCATAATCTCCGAATCCGTGGTGCAACCTGCACGCTGTTTTTCAGCCAGTTCAGGTACTGACTCAAGGCATCGACCTGATCGTCATGCGCTCCGTTGGGGAATAAAAGCAACTCCGTCATGAAGGCTTGAAGCCAGGATGCATTTTCTGGCAGGAATACCCGGCCTGCCTCGATCAGTGACGAGCACGCAGAGGCGCGGGTCACCTTATCGGTCGTGGCCTGTATCCCGATAATGGGTAGCGGCGTCTCTCTGCCAAGGTCCTGCAATAGCTGCTGACCGCTGGCCTTGTCCTCAATGAGGATGGCGTCAGCCTTGAAGTCTGCGGCGTGAGATATCACTAGGCGCTTGAGGTCGGGGTATTCCTTCCGAACCACGCGCACGTCGAGAATATCGCATCCATTCGGCTTCTCACCAAAGGTGATGCAGCAGCTCGGGTCGTGTATCTGGTCGGGCTTTACTGCCGTATCCCAAGACTGGACGATACGGGTATAGGTCTCAGCGCGTTTCTCGTAACGCTTTCCTAACCACGCGAGCTTGAACAGCCCGCCTTCTGCTGGGGCAGGTTCTTGCTGATACTGTCCAGCAAAGGCCATTGAGCCCATTTCAATTTTCTGACGCTCGAGGACTTCTAATGGCTCGCGCTCGGCGTGCATAGGTTCCCCGGCTTCACGCACCAGCTTGACCTTGCCGAAATCGATGATCGTGCGGGTCGGTGCAATAGCGGGAATCTTCAGATGGGTGAACCCGCCCTTTTCGAGCAGATGCCCTGTAAGGTCATTTTCGTCAAGACGCTGCATCACCCCGACGATGATGCCTGTCTTCTTGTCGTCGAGACGGGTACTGAATGACTGGTCGTACCAATCATTCGCCCGTTCACGTTCTAATTTGCTAGAGGCTTGCAAAGGATTCAGCGGGTCGTCGAATATCAGGACGTTACCACCTTCACCAATCACAGAGCCACCCACTGAGGTGGATAAACGGTAACCCCGCGACGTGGTCATGAATTTGCGCTTTTCGTTCTGGTCATAGGCGAGCTCTACCCGAGGGAACAGCTTGCGATACCAGTCGCTTTGCATCACCAAGCGACAGTCCACGCTATGCTTGAGCGAAAGGCTCTCGGCATAGGATGCTGCGATGACGCGCTCGCTCGGCTCATTTCCAATAAGCCATGCAGGCCAGGCAATCGTTACCGCGATACTTTTCAGCATCCGAGGCGGTAAGTTGATGAGGAGCCTCTTTATTTCCCTACGTCTGCAGGCCTCGAGATATTCTGCCATCAGATCGATGTGCCAGTTATGCAGATACGGGGTGCCGGGGCAGACAGTGTGGAATACCTGACGGACAAACGCAGAATAATTGGTCTTTACCTCGTGCTCGTGCGGGGTAAGCTCAATCTTTCTCGCTGCTTGTCTCTTCTCCAGCTCCAGTGCTGCCATCGCTGCTGCCTGAAGCGGTGTCAACCCTTGAAATGATGTCTGCAAGTTGCTCATCGCTCATGTTCTGAATTGCTGCCAGATCGGCGTTGATATTCGGCTGCGCTACCTTGCCGTCGATATTCTCGATTGCGGTGTCGATTGCTTTGGCATCGCCTTCGTCCGCTTTCTGCAAAAGCTTCATGGCGATACGTTGGGCGCGGGTCACCTTACCTTTGAGCTTGTATGCGCTCTCGTTTGTTTCCTCGGCACTCACCTCTTGGGCAGCAAGGTAACGTATCTGGTTACGTATGGACCAAGGGCGTGCTTTCTTGGCTGCCGCTACGGGGTCTGCATGCCCGTCTTTGCCGAATCTGTACTCTTTGGTTTGTTCTGTAATATCTGGATTTCCTGCCACAGGAGCACTCTTTCTTCATGTTATTGAACGAGCGTTAATTTTGCTTTACCGCGTTCTATGTATGCGGCCTTCAGTTCCTCGGGCAGATCCTCACACATCTCGCGGGCGAATCGTTCAGCTCCGAAGAGTATATCAATCTGGTTATGCACCACACAGGGTATCATCCCTATATGCAGGTCACGTGTGCGTCCCTCCATCTCAATCATGTCACCCAGCACTATCAAGGTTGTGTGCATGGCTGCTCCAAAGAAGGGGCTCCTTACGAAACCCCAGTTGAGGATGGTGCTAGAAAACGGTGCGGCGGCCTTTTATAGGGGCGGCAAATATTTGGTAAGGGCGTGGGCAGGATCGGCCTGCATTGGAAGGCTTACACGTAGAGGCCTAGGATTCTCACCTTAGCATCGGCATACACCGAGCGACCACGCCTTAAACGAAAAAAGCCGCCCGGTGGTCTGGGGCGGCCTTCTTCTATCGACACTTTTCGATTATGGTGGGGATACTACCTGAGCGCGTACGGGGGGTCAATAGAATTTTTGCGGTTCAGATATTCCTGTTTTTGCTCGTCGTCTTCGGAATAGAAGTCGTACAGCATATCAAGAGCTTCTTTCAGGTGATCCATCCCACTGTACCGAGCAGCCCATCCAAATTGGGATTTTACGGCGTCCACCATATTACCCTCGATGCATACTAATCGGGCAAGCTTTCCGTGGATGGCGCCAAGATGACGTAATGCACGCCGGCACCGCTCACCTGCCACGTGGAGGTTATCGATCTCATGCTCCGAGGTGTTCTGGTTGGGTTCGACCCGTATGGTACCCAGTTTCACCATCACACTGACATACTGGTGGGACATGGCAAAATCACCGTGCAGGCGTGAGCCGGCATAGTGTTGCTTTTTGGTGATGGTCTTTTGTTTCAGGTAAAAGCCCAATGGGTCGTTGATGATACGACCAGCTTCCCGGTCATACATACGCCCTTCCCGCGTGCGGCGGGTCTCTGGGGTGCCTTCGTCATCCTCTTGCAGAGGCACCGGCAGGTTACGTTCTTGAGCTTTCTGTTTGTTACGCTTTCTTCGCTTGGTCATAACCCCCCGCACCTTCGAGAATCAAAGATGCTTGCCGTTGCAGTTCTGCGTCCTTTGCGGACGTCTCCCCATATGAATAATTCGCTTCAGTCTCTGGTAACTCTTGGAAATACGGACCAAGATCGTTGATGATGAGACTCGGGTTCTTTTCAGACCCCACATGCATGAATTTGGTGTGCCGGCATTTGTCCATTTCAAGCCAGGCCTGAGGCTCGGTCTTATCCGGCCGATGCAGGTAGAACACGTTAGAGCAGGCCATGATAAGGGCATCCCCCCACCTTGCCTTTCCTTCGCTGTTGAGCTGTGCCGTAACAAACCCCCAGATGTCATACATTTCGCAGGCAGCTGCTATCCACTGGGCGACTTCCTCATAATGCTCGGTCTTATGTCCGGGCTTCCACCCCTTCACGAGC